GTCGAAGTCGAATTCTGATTGAGCGCCGATCGGAAGTGCGAAGTAGCCGCCGATCTCGGCGCGCCGCTTCTGCTCATTGACGATGACGGAAGGGTCCTCGATCTGGGCGCAGCGGAGGCCGAAATCAATGTCGGCGAGGACGATGCCGTCCGCCTTGGCCTGCTTGCGAAGCTTTAGGCGCTCGGCATTCTCGGCTTTGCATATCTCTGTTTGTTTCAGGATGGCGCCGAAGTGGTGCATGTAGAGGACCTTTTGCTCGGCTGGCGTAAGGTCCTTGGAATTGTCGCCGATGGTGGCGGGCATTGGGTGGCCTCCTCTGGTTAGCGCGGCCACCGCGTCGCGAACGCGCCGTGGAGGAAGGAAAACCACGGCGGGGGAATGGGGCGCGGTGGCCTTTCCCGCCGGCCGGGGCATGGTCGGCGGACACATCAGGCGGCTATTCCGCCGCCTCCTTGGTCGCTGGCGCCGGGCCGAATACGTCGGGGCGCAGAATGTGGCAGGAAATGCCGGTTTCCCTTTCGACGCGCAGCACGTGCTTTGCCGGGATGATTTTCCAGGCATGGACCAGCTGGCGCGCAACGCCGAGCCGTTGGGCAAGGAACTTCGCCCCGCCTGCGCGGGTCTTGGCGGCCTCGCATGCAATGGCCCGAGGATCAGTCGATAAGTTTTGTTTGCTCGCGTTCATTTATGAATGTAAGCAATATTTTCACGAGGGATCAAGAGATTTTGAGAATTTCACGGTGACAAGTTAAGCTGGCGTGTGGCATGGTTGAACCTGGTGGGGGAAATGCACCTGTGACGAGCGGGAAAAGGCGATTGGTGAGCCGAGCCGAATTGGCGGCGGGAAAAAAAAGGGAGGCTGAGAAGCATGCAGAGCTTATCGAGCTTGGCAAACGCATCAGATTTCTCAGGAAAGAAATTCTCGGATATCACCGACAAACTGATTTCGCAGACCGCCTTGGAGTGACCCGAGGCGCCGTAGGAAATTGGGAGATCGGCGTCGGAATGAAGCGCGATCACCTGATGATGATCGCCAAGGAATTCAACATTTCGTGGGTCTGGCTTGCCGAGGGGAAAGGCACCCCGATCGCAAAGCCGAGCATCGATGCGAGGATGGAACTGCTGCCGCCGGAGGAATACGAAACGCTCTACGAGCACTTTCAGGCCATGATTGATAACCGGCTGCGCGCATTAGGACGAAAAGAGCAAGGGGGCGACAAGGCCTCGGGTCTTAACTTACCCGAGGTGACTAAAGCGGGGGAATATTCAAAGCGGCGGAAACCAACTTTATGAGAGGATTCATGCGGTTATGGGTAGACTCTTGGTATCGTCAGCAATTGCTCCAGAGGATGGACTTCCTCCGGCCCTGACAGACTTTCACGTCGTTGCTGTGGGCGATCATTTCATCGCCCAAATGCAAACGGATGACGGCCGGCGAATGGCCGTGTTGATCCGATCGTTTGATGACGCCGCTTGGCTCCAGCATGAGGCGAGCCAAGCCCTCGCAGCGATGATTTCCAGCGTTCGAAACGCCCCTTACCCGGCCCGGCAATTCGCCGAGGTGATCCGGCGCGCCGCACGCGCGGATGTGCAAAAGAGCCATGTCCTGTTTAACCCGGCTACCGACGAGTTCAACTATCATCTTCACTTCCCCAGGCGTGCACCGATCTCGATGACGCTGACCGGCGCGGATATCGACATTATGCGCGCCAAGCAGCAGGCCGCCCGATCCATCGCGCGCGCCGGTCGCTAACCACACTTACGGATATCTTGACGCCGCCCGGGGCCGCAAACGCGCTTCGGGGGCGAGTCCCCCCATCGGACTGACCCACGTTAGCCAGCGACGCTACTCCGATTCTGCAAATAAGCTTTTCACCGATCTTGTGGATGTGTGAAATTATTGTTTTCATGAGGATCTCCACTATAGGAGGACTTCATGCAAAACGATTGGGATAAATGGCAGGCCGCGCTCGCCGATCCGAGCAAGATTGGCACCGGAAAACTCACCATTCATCCGGGCGAGCCGTGGACCGGCTATTTCCGCGTCCGCCGCAAGGGCGGCGATTGGGAGCCGGTGCAGTTTTGGCGGGGCGCTGACGGCGATTGGTACGCGACGCGATCCGGCCGCCCCGTCGATCGCGACCAGATCGATGATTTGTTCCTGTGGGCGGTCAAGCAGCCCATCAGCGAGGAGGCGTTTGACCGGGCCAAGGCCGGCAACGGATGGGCCGACGAGCCCGAGCGGCCAGCCGCCGGCATCGGCCATAACAGCGGCGCCGAGGCTGATGAATATGAGGCCCTGCGGATCGAATGGCTCGGCGAAAGGGAACAGGCCCTCGCCTTCCTGAAAAAGCCGATTGCCAGCAAGGAGGAAGCCGACAAGGCGGCCATATGGGCGCGGCGGCTCAAGGACATCGCCAACCGGGCCGACAAGCTGCACGCCGATGAAAAAGCGCCGGTTCTCGTCAAGGCCCGGAAGATCGACTCCAAATGGCGCGAATTGCGTGAGGAGCCCGAGGGCCTGCAAAAGCTCCTGAAACGGCATCAGCTGGCGTGGCTCCAAGAGCAAGACCGGATTGAAAAGGAGCGCGTGCGGGCCGCCGCAGCCGAAGCGGAGCGCTTGCGCCGCGAGGCCGAGGAAACCTTGAGCAAAGCGAAGACGCCCGAGGCCGAACGCGAGGCCGGCGAAAAGCTGGCCGCCGCGAAAGAGGCAGAGCGCGAGGCGGAATACAGGCGCCCGCAAGCCGGGCGGACTGGCGCCAAGACATCGCTGCGCACCCGCCGCGTCGGCCGGATCATCGATCTCGAAACCTTCCTCGCCTCGATCAAGGACAGCCAAGAAATCAAGGACGCCGCCGATAAGGCCTGCGCGCGCTTGGCGAAAGCCAATGTCGCGGTGCCTGGAATGGAGATTGTCGAGGAAAGGACAGTGGTATGAACCAGCTTGCAAAAGCGCCGCGCCGGTCTGTGCTTGTCGATATGGCCGCGCACTTCGGCATGGAGGCCGATGCCTTCGAAATGACGGTGCGGGCGCAATGCTCGCCGACCCCAAAGAAGGGCGAGCAATTCCGTCCGCTGACCCGCGAGGAGTTTGCCGCCTTCCTGCTGGTCGCCAAGAAATACGATCTCAATCCGCTAACCCGCGAGATTTTCGCCTATCCGAAGCGCGGCGGCGGCGTCGTGCCGATCGTCTCGATTGACGGGTGGATCAACCTCGTCAATTCGCACCCGGCTTGCGACGGCTTTGAATTCACGTGGGAGCGCGATGCCAACGGCGATCCGATTTCTTGCACATGCATCATGCATCGCAAGGACCGAAGCCACCCGACCGCCGTCACCGAATACCTCGCCGAGTGCTGGCGCGACACCGAACCGTGGAAGATGAAGCACCGCATGTTGCGCCACAAGGCGCTGATGCAATGCGCCCGCTATGCCTTCGGCTTTGCCGGCATCTACGACGAGGACGAGGGCCGGCGGATCGCCGAAGATCAGAACATTGCCCTATTGCCGCCAGCGCCGCGCGCGCCGCGCATAGGTCAGCAGAGCCCTGCTGGTGAAAAAATCCAGACGGCGCAGGGCGATGCGACGGAGGTCGAGTCCGGGACCGGGCAGCCGCCGGTAGACTCGGCCTCCCCCCTTGATGACGAGCCCGACCCCGATCGCGAGGAAATGGGCGGCGTCGATGCCGACTCCACCCCGGACGCGGAATTCTTTGGCGAACTGCGCGACCGGCTGGCCGAGGCGAAAGACGCCGCCAGCGTGGAGGAAATCTGGACAGAGCTTGACCCGATGGCGCGGTTCGAAGGCTCCGACCTTGATCAAGAGATTTGCCAGAAGATCAAAGCGCGCCGGCTGCGCGATCTGGAAAAGGAGGATGGGAAATGAGGCCGACGTTCGACAATGCCGCCCTGATTGATTGGATCGCCGCGCAGGACCCGGAGCAATATTATGATTACGTCAGCTGCCGTGAGTGCTTGCTGGCGCAATATCTCCGCTGCCGTGGCTTCCCCCATGCATTCGTCGACTCCGAGCGCGCGCATCTGCGGCGCTATGGGCTGGACGCCCGCGACTTGCCGCCCGGCTGGAACGACATAGTGCACGCCAAGCCGTGGACATTCGGCGCCGCCCTCGCCCGCGCAAGGCAGGTGCTGAAATGCCACTGACGAAGGACGAGGAGCAATTGTGGCGTGCCGAGCAATACCAGCGCCTCGCCGCCCTCAATTATGAAAAGGCGCTGGAAAGCGACCGCAACGCCGACCGTCTGATCTACCAGAGGATGGGGGCGACCTATTCGCGGTTCTCACGGCGATTGATGGGAATAGAGCAATGAAGGACGATATCCCCCCGCTCCGCATGACCGTCGAAGCCGGCAAGCTAACGCCGGCCGATGCCTTTTCCGCCGAGAGACTCGAGTCCTACCGGCATGGCACGACGATGTTCGTCCAGCCGATCACCGATCCGCAAAGCAAGAAGCGCCGGAAGTTTTGGGCGATCCTCGGGCTCGTCATCAAGAACTGCGAAACGCCCTGGCGCACCGTCAAAGACGCTGCGAACGCGATTAAGCGGACGTTCGGCCTGATGGATGACGGCGGCACGACCGGCAACGTGCGGATCATGTATCCGCGCAGCCTGAATGATCTGAGCGAGCCCGAATTCGAGGAATTCTATGAAGACGCGATGCTCTATTTGCAACGCGTGACCGGGGTGGACCCGGAGACCCTTTCAAAAGAAGCGCCCGACGCGGGCGATGATCCCGAACCGCCGGCCTCCGATTTGCCACCGGAGACCAGCGAAGGCAGCGGCGGTGGCTCCCTCAATCCCTCGTCACCCGCCGCCGCTGCCACCCCCGATCGGGACGAATGCATCGCCAAGTTTCTGCAATTCGCCACCGACGAGGGAACCGCGGCGCAATGGAAGCTGGAAAACCTTGTCCCGACCGTGAAAGCGGCATGGGTGCAACAATTGCCCGACGATATCCCCCTTGTTGAGGCGTGCTGCCGGACGGCGGAACAGCGTATCAGAGGCGAGATCAAAGGCGCGGAGGCGACCCGCTATCTTCACGCGCTGGCCGCCAAGCCAAAGGAGAACGGCAATGGTCGTCACGGAGGAAGAAACCAAGAAAATCTGCGATCAGGTCAATCTGGTCGTGGACGCGATTAAACCGCACTTGGCCGGCCACCCGCCAGAGGTCCAGAGCGTCGTGCTTGCCGATCTGGTCGCCACCTTCATAGCCGCCTGGCCGCCGGGCAAGCGCAAAAAGATGCTCGACGCCCTTATCGCGAACGTCTGCGATCTGATCCACGTCAACGAGATGATCCTTTTCGGCCCGGAGGGGCACCCGGATAGGGAGATGACACGCCAATGATCAGCTACCGCGAAAAAGCCAATTGCGCCGCCCGCGAGGTCAAGCAGCGGCGGTGGGTCTATTCCCGGCTCGTCGCCGAGGGCCGCATGCGGCAGCAGTCCGCCGAGCGCAAAATCGAGGTTATGCAGGCCATCGCCGACGACTATTCGCGGTGGGCTGATGAGGAGGAATTGCAAACGAGGTTGCCGCTATGACACTCAAATCGGACCCTCTCTCCTACCCGCCGCGCGGCCTGTCCCACGAGGAGGCCGCCCGCTACATCGGCGTCGGAACGACCAAGTTTGACGAAATGGTCGCCGACCGGCGCATGCCGAAGCCGCGCCAGATCGACGGGCGCACGGTGTGGGATCGCGTCGAACTCGATATCGCGTTCTCGGACCTGCCGAAGAAGGGCGGCGGCGGCTTGGAGGCGCTGATCGCCAGCAGTCCAAAAGTACAGGATGATTGCGAAATACCCGTTGAATAGATATAGTTTCTATCCTAACGTCCGGCCATGGACTTCGAATTTGACCCGGCCAAGAGCGCCACGAACCTTGAAAAGCACGGCATCGACTTTGATGCCGCGCAGGCCCTCTGGCTCGACGAACGGCTGTTGGAAGTCCCGGCGAAAACCGAAGATGAGCCCCGCTTTCTGGCAATCGGCCAGATCGGCGGCAACCACTGGACGGCGGTTTTCACCCATCGCGGCACAGCCATTCGGATCATCTCGGTGCGCCGCGCCCGGAAACAGGAGATAGAGCACTATGAAAGCCTCTGAGTTTGACCGGCAATTCGAAGCCGGCGAAGACATCACCGAGGCGGTGGATTGGGAGAAGGGCAAGCGCCCCAATTTGGAGCCCCACCGCGTCAACGTCGATTTCCCCTCGTGGGTGGTCGGAAAATTGGACCAAGAGGCCGCGCGCTTGGGGATCACGCGGCAAGCGCTGATTAAGGTCTGGATAGCCGACCGGCTGGAGGGGCGCGATGGCAAAGCTGCCTGATTATCCCGGCGCCTCCTCGCGTGTCGTCAACGGCAAGACCTACTACCGCTTTCGCGCGAACCGCAACGCACCGCAGATCACCCTGCCCGGCAAGCCCGGCGACGCGGCTTTCGAGGAGGCTTATCGGCAGGCTGTAGCGGGCACCGGCAAGGCGGCGGACGTGATCGCGATGCGCCCCGGTCGGATCGTCCCGCGATCGTTCGCCGCCGCGCAGCTTCGCCTCGAAACGACGATGGAATGGCTCGATTACGACCCTCAAACGCAAAAAAAGAACGCCGCCCTGATTGAGCGATTCATGAATATGCGCGTCGATCCCGAGCGCGCTCTGAAATGGCGCGACGTGCCGGTCGAGTATCTCGATGCCGACCGCTTGCGTGCAATCATTGAAGGCATCTTTTCGAAGAACCGGACTGTCGCAAAGCACATGCTGGTGGCGATCAAGAAGCTGCTGTGGGTCTCGATCGAGGTGGAGAAATGGATCAAGCCGCAGGACGACCCCTCGCTTTCGATCCGCGTCCGCGTCCCGAAATCGAAGAAGAACCCGGCTTGGCCGATTGCCATCCGGGAGCAATTCGAGGCGCGGCATCCGATCGGCACGGCGGCCCGGACCTGCTACGCCCTCGGCTTCTGGCTCGGCAATCGGCGCGGCGATATCGCCGACCTCCTATGGGATGAGCTTGTCACCGAGGAAATCGAGCTTTTCGACGGCTCGCTGGTGATGATCGATGCGTTTGATTTCCGCCAAAAGAAGAACTCCAATCGGCACGGCGGGAGGGAAATGTTCATCCCGGTGGTCGACAAACTGGCGGAGGCGCTGGCGCCGCTTGACCGGAGCAACGGCGGCACGGTTTTGAAGAACGGCTACGGCGAGCCCTTCTCCGAGAAAAGCCTGACCGGGATGATGGCGCATTGGACCAAACAGGCCGATATCCCGGCCGGGTATACGCTCCATGGCCTGCGGCGGACCTTCGGCACCTATCTGGCCGAGTGCAACATTCAGGCCCGGATGATCATGGAAGCGATGGGGCACTCCTCAATGACCGTGACCGACGATTATGTCCGGGATGCCAACAAAAAAAGAATGGCCGTCGATATCGCCCGAGCCATCAATGCCCGCGAAGAAAAGCGCGATCAGATGAAGCGCCGGGCGAATTTGCGAATCGTCAGCGGCTAA